TCACGCCTGGAGCACCAAACATATGATCAATTAAGAATGCTCCCATTGTTATGATCTTATCGTTTGCACTAGATATTTCGCCTAAATAAAATGAAATCGCATAAGCCATGGTTGCCAATATAATTGGTGTTAGCATGACAAGAATAATTACTCTTGCCCCCCATACTAAAGTAGGATGAATATTAGCGATTCGGATTGAACTATATATTGTTTTTACTTTATTAATTACTTTCATCTTATCCAAGGCTTTCACCTCCGTCATTTGGGATGGTGATGCCCCTTTTTATTGGTAGATTATTAAGTAATTGTATGTGCATTAATTCCGTATTTAGTGTTTGCGTTGTGGTTTCCAGTGCATCCAAGCGGTGAAATATAGCATCATCTCGTTCCTCCAATTTCACCAGTTGCCTTAGAATATCTTGATTACTTTCCGTTAATTTGCCAATGCTATTAATAGCATCTGTCATACGATCATCATAATATTCCCTTTGCTTAGATAACTTACGACCAACATGATCATCAAGTTGACGTTTCACCTCTGCTATCGATGTATTTTCTAAGAACCACACCATCGCCCTAAACGAACCCCTAAGGGCGGCCCAGATAACCCCTAACAGGGTTACCCAGAATCCAATATCCGCAAAGTATGGCGGAATTCCTGCATCCATCAGAAGTATTCTGATTTCGTCCATTCATGAACTCCTTTCTTATCCTATAAGAAATTAACCTACTTTATTAATTGTGTCTGTAGCAAACACATATTCATATTTAGCGTCTCGTTCCATAGTGATAAGTTCAGAGCCGTTGAATTGGATTTTCTTTGTATTAATTCCTCTAAAATTAAACTTAATAGAGGTTGCCACTCCCGTTTGATTTGGTATCATTGGGTCTTCGGATACAGTAATCACCTGTCCTTGATTAACTTTAATAATAGTATTGTCACCGCAACTTACCAAATCATCAAAGTTGTTACACACTTCCGGGAAGTTACCACCTTTAGCAGGACTGTTAGGCAATTGTGTTAAGTCAAATTCTACAAATTCAACTTTTTTATATTCACTAACTCTTTCTGCTAAAGTTTTAAACATATTTTCTAAATTAAACTTTCCTGTAGATTCTAATGTAGTAGGAATCACCTTGACCCCTTTTTCGTACACCTTACCCTTGCCTACAACAGTAACGCCACCAGTCGAAGTTGTTAACGGAACATCTTTAATGAATGCCCCGAAGGATGGCCCCGTAACCTCGCCTGATGCGTAGCCAGATACACGATATGTTCCTACAATGCTACCAAGCATGTTGAAGTATTCTATCTCAACATCTTTAGTGTTAAATGGCTCATCTAAAGGAATTTGGGCAACGCCATTTTCACCAAGACTAATACCTGCAGCAAACCCTCGGCCAAGTAATGCTACTCTGAAGTACGGTGTTCCAGATACACTGATATAGGTTTGCCCTTGTGTAGGTCGTTTGAAGTTAAATGGCTTAGGTTGCTTTTTAATAACATCGCCTAAACCACGAATAAGACCTTTTAATACTTCATTAGGAGTTGCATTTTCACAATAAACATTCAAGCCTAATAACATTTCATAAGCACCATCAGCCGTTGCATCTTTTCCTGGTAACCCATCATCCCCATTGCGGCCATCTTGACCTTTTAAGGATTTAAGGAAGTCCTCACGTGTTCCGGAGTTACCGGATTCTAGCCACAATTCATAGGCGCTTTTCCCTGGTGCACCTTCCAATTTAATTGGTGGTAAATTAAGACCTTTTACATTAATATTTAGCTCTTCTGCCATAATAATCCCCTTTCATTAATGACGTGCAATATCTTGAATGATATTAACTTCGCCAAACCCTAATTTTAAGCTATGATCATTGTTGTAAATGAATGCATCATATTGGTGGATTCCTTTAGCATCTACCTTACTAACTGTATCATTGCCATTAATACGGAATGTGATACGGTTATTCTCTATCACACCATTAACGGATAACACCTCATTTGTGTCAGGCTTTCGCCTGATTTTCATAATAGCTGTATACCCATTATATGAACCGCCGCCCTCGATAATGTAGGTCAGTCCGTAGTCCTGCCCTACATGTAAATCAAAATCATATTCTTCCATATACGCACCTCCGTTTATTATTGTCTAGCAATTACCAATACATATATCCACCCTGTCTTTAAATTTCTTTTTGTGTCATTAGAAAATGTCCTAGCAGCGTATGCTCTACGAGTGCCCATTAACCCAACCTTACTTCCATCAAAAGTATATATAGGAAAGTTAGGCGAATTACTTTCGTAATAATCAAGATTTGGACCCTCTCGCCTACCAACTTTACCATTACTAATTATTTTGTACGAAATCGGCACAAATACGCATTGACCCTCACTATATCCGTCAGGTATTGGCGTATAATCCCCGTGAGCAACTTCATACGTTCTCACATCAAGGCTCTTTACCTTGTATCCAGCATTGTATATAGACTGGCCCTCAATGTTAACACCTCGAATTGTTGCGCCGGTAATTAATCCTCCATTGATATGGGAACCCGTAATGTTACCATTTGAGTCAACTTTAAATGACCCGCTTTCATTTTGGATTTCTGTGCCAATTAGCTTACCACCTCGAAGTGTGCCACCTATATATGCAGATAGAGCAGATAAACTATCCACTTTCAATTTATCGGCAGTTATTGAATTCGCCTGTATCATCCTATTTGTGATGATATTTCCATCTATGAGCGTGTCACCAGTAATATGAATTAATTTACCATCAATCTTAACGCCACCTTCATAAAGGTTTATTCTTGAAAGGATAGCCCCTCCATCAAGTGCTTTAAGACCCTTTGTAACTTTAAGTTCAATACCTTTATCAAGCTGCGTAAAACGGCTTTCTACATCTTCAGCAAGGTTTTGAACTTTAGTACTATATTCGTGAGAAACTTTATTGAATTCTTCACTTAGTTCGTTAACACGCTTATCAAATTCTTTCAATCCTAAACTTTCTTTATCTAATAATGCAGGATCTATTGTTGCTGAGATAGTAACTAATAATTCATTGGATACAATTCCTTCACCTATAGCATCAATAAATGCTGCTTTTACACGATAAATATCCGCATCACCAGTGTAAGTTATCGTATTCCCTGTGGAATTAAGAATATCTGTCTTTGCAGAACCTACAATATAAAACCGAATACTATTAGCAGTACTTGGCATATTTGATACTAATAAGGCAAATCCTTTGATCATGTTTACAGATGTTACTATTGGTGCTTCTAGCTTTTGGAAATCATAGGATACATTTAACCCTGTCCCATATCCTTTTACCGGATTATGGCCATAAATTAATAGGTCTCCTTTTCTATTTTTAAGTTGTATTATCTCTCTAATAGAATTTGATTTTACAATCAAGCCTTGTAAATCACCTGTATTACTATTACTTCTGACTTCATAGAAATCAATATAAGTATTTGTGATAGGAGTCCATTCAAGTAGTACGCCCTCTTTTGTTAATTCAATACTTGCTGAATTAACTTTGTCAGGAACGGCTATACTTCCCTCTGTAATTGTGATTTGAATACTTACCTTTGTAGCAGTTTCAGATTCAATCCCAGACGTATTAATGGCGTTAATCCCAAATGTATATGTCTTGCTTTCTGTTGCAAAGAACGTATAATTTGTGGCCCCTATATAATTTACAAGTTCCTTTCCGGCATCATCATATAAACGGTATCCATATATATCCGGCTCTTGATTTGGCGCCCATTGTAAATGTAGTATGCTACTATTTATAGAATCCTGTACTACCGTAAATTGTTTTACCATTGCTGGTGCTGTTTCCTTTCCAGCAATATATATGGTCTTTTCTATGCCAGGACCTGCAATTCCTAAATCATTTAAACATATAATACGAACCACATAATTTTGTGTTGTAAGTACTGATCTAATGACTGCTGATGTTTCGTTGCCACTGAATGTATTTAGTAAAGTATATGTTTCTTCGTTTGTACGCTTGTAATATACCTGTATTTGTTTGCACTGATTACTAATTGGTAACACCCAATCAACCTTGATATCACATAATACAGTTCCATCTTTTAACGTATTTACAATCTTAGTTAACTTAATATCCTTTACCGATAATTCTTTTTCTAACTTAGCATAATCAATTACAGGATATCGGCTATAATCAAGTTCATATACAGCCGCATCATATTCTGTAGCTGTTATTGTTACCTGATTATCACCATTCTTTGTAATTTTTGTAATCCTAAATGGTTTGACTTCCTTATTTGCTTCACCGAGCATATATGGATCATATCGTTTAGGTAATTCTTGTTGTGAGAATTCACCAATTACAGTAATTGTATCTGTATTCTTTTCCTCTGTTACTGCTTGGATTTGCTTTGTAATAATACTGTCATCTTCTAACCGAATCATAATGTTATGATTTTTATTCGGTTTCAATACAACAAATTTATCCAATACGACTGTATTGCCTTCTGCTTTTACAATTCGGCCGCTAGCATCTCCGAATTGAGGAACCGCATGATTGATGCCTATAACATCACCATATTCACACACCATACCGCCTATATCTGTACCAAATGTAACAGTCTGTAACTGTCGCTCATTTGTGGCCATTAGATACATTCCTTCTCTGTATGCTTGTGAACGTCTTGTTACACCAAACAATGATAATTTAGCCGTATTATCATTCTTCCTTAAATTGTTTGCATAGTTTGGACTTCGCACCATAAATACAGTATTTTTGTAGTCATTATCTGTATCATTGTACGTAATTTCTACTGAGCGGGCCCTATCATCCCTAGATGAATATTCGCCTTTAAAAGATGACTTTACTATTTGCCCCTCTCCAAACACCTGTACAATATTACTTGGTCTATCCACCACTATGCCATATTGTGTCCCATGCCTTAATATTGTGGCTCGTCCAGATGTTGCTGCCTTTTGTGCCGCTTCCCATCTTGTCTGTGTTGTATCCATGACCGCATCAAATCTGAACCTTCGTTCTTTTTCTCCACTAATCATAGATACTTCTTCATCTGCATAAGCCGCCGCACTTTTCCATTCATCCCAATACTGTTTGAAATTGTTAGCCGGTACACCTTCAACTACATATTCTTCAACATTTGTATTAATGTTATACAATCGCTTAGAATTGTGTAACATATCATATGCAGCCCATATTGGGTTCTTTGCATCTTTTTCAACATATGTTCCTGTATCCCAATCAAATACATGTACTGTATTTCTAATTTGTCTCCAGTTGACATTTGGAATACCTCCGGATAGTTGGTTAGTTGCCTTAATGCGTAATCCAATTAACACCTTACCTGGTCTACTGTATGCGCTATCCATAATAAAGCTTGATAGCGTTGACCATGTCATATAAGCTGTTGCCCTTGTTGTTGTTGGTAACTTAGTGCCTACAACCTTAATATCATATTGCCCTGCCTCAGGCATTTCAAATTGATATGCTCTACGCACAGCTTGGCTAGTTGCTTTTGTAAGGCTAAACGTAGACTTCTGAACAGTAATGGTTATGGTGCCTTCTTTTTTCATAAAGATTTCTCGTTTCTTTAAGTCAAAAGATATTATGCCATTATCATAATGTTCACCATACTTAGCCTCTTTTTTCTTGCCACTTATACTACCAGTTACACTTAGAGTATCTTTATCCTTTTTTGCTACTAATGTCCATACCTCTAGCGGTGCTGCATTACCTATGGATTTTACATTTGAAACTATATTGGATAATCTTCCGTTTGATTTAACAATATGATTACTATCATCACCGCCAAAATCTTTCCATTCTGTTGTGCCTGTTTTCCTATACATGATTTGAAACTCGGCTGTATTCTTATCATAATCGCCGCTATCATTTACCTTGTATAATCCATTAGGGAATTCAACTGTTACTTCTAACTTCTTAGCTTTCTTAGTATCTGTTGTTCTGATTAATGGTTTATTTTCAGCACACTCAAGACCTATTGATTGGTCTAATACAGTAGTTGGAAAGAATGATATCGGCTCTTGATTATTTTCGCCTAACCTTGTTTCAATCTGAACATCCGTAAAGTTTTCTATAGGTGTTGTCCCAATGCGGATATTACTAATACTATCCACAGGGCCCCATCCGCCACAATACAATAAATTCAAATATTGTACATTTTTATCTTGATCATCTGTATTTGTTGTCTCTACATGACACATTAATAATTGAGGGGTTGGTATGCATTCACCATATGTTTCTGCAATCACACCACCTTCATATGTCTGTACGCTTGGCAATGACCATCCATAAGATGTACTTTGTGAATTTTCTGATGTACTACCTATCTGGTTTAATCGGAGCATGCTATTTATCAGCTTACCGCCAACCATTGTAATGGCCCCTGTCATGAGTCCAATTGCTAATTTACTAGCTGTTACCGGTAGCCACTTTGCAGCCAATACAGGTGCATAGACTGCTAATGCTAACATGGCCACCATGCCAAGTATCCCTTTTATGCTTTTACCAATATGTGGAGTTACTACAATTTGATTTCCATCTTGTGGAAAACAATTTACAGGATCCAATACAAGTATTCCATTTAGGTACACATCTTTATCTGTTGGATCTAAATAAGAATAGAGTGTACCATCTGTACACTCTACCTTTTTTCGTTCCTTTTTATTCGGTTCAAACGGATTCTTTATTTCAACAATTTCAATCATTATATAATGCCCTTTCTGTTGGAATATAGAAACCTAGTATTCTTGACTTCCATTTACGAACTCTATCAATTACTACACCTGTTTCATGACAATAGGCATGAATAAAATGACCATCACCAATATAAACTCCGCAATGGTTCGCCCATTCATTTTCTGCAAGTCGAATAATCACCAAGCATCCTATCTTAGGCTCTTCTATTTTTTGCCACATCTCATTTAAATCATGTTGCATAGTATCTGATATTACATGTGCCTCTTCCGAAGATATAGAATAATCATGAATAATATAGCCTTGTCGTTTAAATAATTCCAACGCAAGGCCCCAACAATCTAATCCCGTTATATCTCGGCCCCCATCTACAAATGGAATGCCAATTAGATCATTATAATTAAACATTGTTTCCATTCATTCCTTCCTCTCCCCCAAATCGTGATGGGATTCTACATGTTTCCAATGTATTATTGCATGGCTCTTTACCTCCTGCATATCCACATCTAACCGATTTAAACCTATACGGACAATAATGCGCCATATAAATATGGGTTGGAAATTTAACTACTGTTTCTGGTGATGCGCCTAGTATAAATGTTACCCACTCCTCATCGTATTGAGTCGTTGTTACAGTGAATTCAAAAGCTTGTAGCGGGTCTGTATTGTCTAGCATATTTGCATGTACAACATATATTGTTACTTCCGCATCTGTAAATCCTTTGAATTTTTGTATATACTGTTGCAATGTTCCTGCACAGTTAGACACAGTCCAACTTAACTTAGGTTCTGTTTGTCCATCAATTGTATTGATGTCAAAATTCATAGGATATGCTTGCCATTCTTGCCCATCCCATGTAATACTTTCTGTATTTCTAACCAAGCATATTGGCTCTGTTAATTCTGAATGGACCATTTTAACCAATACCAAGAAAGGGGCATCACTTGCTAATTTATTTTTTTCAATAATTGCCGTAGCAGGCCATCTTAGCATTTGTTACACCTCCTCAAATTGTAATGATCCATACCACCCAATTGGATAATCTAATCGGAAACTAAACTTATCTACGAATCTACATCTATATGTTTTCCCATCCGTATAGTTTTTAAATTCAAACTCTTCTGATGTTCTAACTTTCTTCCAGAATGCTTTTAACTTTTCATAGTTTTCATCGCTAAGTCCTAACCATGTATATGTCCAACTTCCAATCACCCTTGTAGTTCTCGGCCGTGTTATTTTATAGTTGGCATCCGTAGTGGATGTGATTGTACTATCTGTTAGTACTTCCGTATAAGTACTTCCGGAATTCGATGCGGCCGGAATAATCGGCTCCGGAATATCTGTAGGAAACACATACATTATCGCCTACCTCCTATTAATTGTTTTAAAATATCTTGGCTTCCATTTCGGTTACTAGCAATTTCTTCAATCACAATATTTACAATTTGTGTTTTCATATCACCAGTTGATGTTTCTTCCGTAACTGTAACCTTGCTGTTTGTGTAATTATTTACATTCACCATGACTGGTCCCCCGCCTATAGTGTTCGCAATATTACGCCCAAGACTAGCAAATGTATTTTGGTTTAAAGGTAGTACAGCCTCATTATCTTTACCTTCACCCATTAATGACATTACTGGAGCAGTAATAACACCACCACTCGCAAACTTGTAAGTTGGCATATTTGGCATTCTAGCAATGGCACTATTTACAAAGCCTTGCATTGTTAATTTTTGTACATTACCCCCACTAGCGACACTTGGGCCCCCTACGCCCAATGACTGCCCTAATAATGCCGCCGCTAATCTTGCAGCCGCTATCTTAGCAATGATATTTACTACTGTACTAAGAATTAATTTACCCATATTTTGAGTTAAATCTTTTACACTTGTAATATCTGTTGCTAGATTTGAAAAGATAGAAGATAATCCACTAGCAAATGATTCAGCCGCTTCTGCTGTAGCAGCTGACATCGACATATTACCTTGTTCCCAAAGCTTATAGAATGTCTGTAATTTTGCGGTATCGCCTTCCCAGTCCCTATATTGCTTTGCATCTTTTGAACTTGTTAATTGTTGGAGTCTATTTGTATCATGTCTGCTAATTGCTAATTTAACAGCTTTATCATATGACTCACGCTCTGCCGTTTCACGTTCTGTTACTAAGGCTTTATATTTGGCGGTGTACCATTCCTCAACCTGCGCTTTAGCTTCCGCATCATCCTTTTGTTTTGCAACTGATTTTAAGCGTTCCTCTCGCTCTCTATCTAGTTCACTTTTAGATACTATAAATTGCTTTTCAGCTAAATCTTTATAGTTTCCTAAGATTTCTGCATTAATCTTGGCAGTATCCAGTTTTAATTTATCCCGTTGCTCCAGTAGCTTTTTATTTACTTTATCTACTTCAACACTTTTAAACTGATTTAGTAACTTTTCCGCATTTGAGGTATCAATCGTATCACTAACATCTTTAATCTTCTTGATTGCTTCTGATTTTTTCCGTACATCCTCCTCAATCTTTTGGATTTCACTTTCATATGATGTACCAATTTCTCCGGTGATACTTTGCTTTAATTCACCTTCTAAATTCTTTAAATCTTTTTTAGCATCATCAATTGATTTTTGACGGCGTAATATATCAGCCCCAGTAAGGCCCCCTTCGCCTTTCATGTCATTATATAGTAATTGTGCATTAGCGGCTTTTTGAGCCCTAATACCTTCCGTTCCTTCTGAACGTGTTATATGTTCATCAACTAACCTAGCTGCAAGGCCTACATCTTGATTATTTCCAAGTTCTGCTAGTACAGTTTTATAGTTATCTCGTTCATTTCCATACAACATTTCATATACTTGAAACGCTTGTTGTGTGTGAAGATCATATGGATCTGAATGATTGTCTTCGGCAAATTTAAATAATGCTTCTTTTCTATCTAGAAACCATTGTTGAATGCCAAAAGCTCCACTATTTGGATTTTCAGCCATTGGATTTAAGTCCTTTGTATTTCCGCTGGATTCTTGCATGTTTCCACCGGTCATGCCAAATGCTATTCGTGGGTCAATACCTTGATTAATCATAAACCGAACTGTTTCAGCTGCACTTGATGTATCCTTATGCTCGGTATGCTCAACTACAGATGTACTCCCTGCTGAATCGCTAATGGAACCTAAGTTTTGTATTTGTGCATTAATGCTTTCCATTAGTTTTGCTTGTTCTGCTTGAATTTCTCCTAGGGCAGCATCTGCACTAGCTTTCTTTTGAGCCGCCACATGAGATTCATATTTTTTCCTTAATCGTTCTGGAACTTCTACATAACCGGCACTATTATTGGCAAAAACGACTTTACCATCTCTATTTTTTGCAAGATGATATTTCTTTCCCTTATCCATCAAAGTTACTTCATTGGCGTGTTGAAATTCTGCTTCTGCTTTATTGGCTTGTCCCATAGAATATAGTGCAAACCCTACAGCTGCTGCTACACCTAACCATCCACCAGCAAGGGCCCACACTGCTCGTGTTAATGTTGTAACAGCTCCCATAGCTCTACCTGCTGCACTAACTGCTACTGCTCCTGCCGTTGTGGCTCTTACACCGACACCTTCATAGCTTGCTGCTAACACTGCATTCTTTTCAATATTTGCTGTTGCAGCTGCTGTTGCTGTTGCACTAGCTTCTACGGCTTTTGTACCTGCAACCGTTGCAGCTACACCTACTTTACCTTGACTGGCTACTACAGCCATATCACTTTCTACTTTTCGAACATTAGCCGCTACATGTAGATTTGCTGACTCTTGTGCTGCTGCACCTGTAGATAGAACAGATCTATTAACAGCAATTGTACTTTGCGCTGCTTCCGCTCTTACACTTTGAAAACCCATAGTCATGGCTGCACGAATCTGCTCTGCTGATTGTGTAGCCTTAATACTAATCTTGCTGAATTCTTTTGCTAAGAATGCACTTGTTTCTTCTGCGGATAATTTTTGCTGATTAGCGGTTTTAATAGCTTCTCTTCGCATTTGTGCATATACACGTTCATTATCTCTAAGTGCTTTATTAATCTGCGCTTCTTGCGCTCTTGTTAATTCAGCCGTATCTAACCCCATTGGGCCTTGCGAATTTTTCACAGTTGACACTACTGCATTAACTGCCGCCGCTGCTTTTTTAGCAATCTTAATGCTTTCATACAATGCTACAATCTGAATTAATGTTTTAGCCGTACTTGCAATTTCATTTTTATTTTTATTAATCCATACTGCTGATTCTTGCAAATACGGTAGCAGTTGTGGTAGTAACTCCATCACTAATGGTGTAATTGCTGCACCGCTCGCTAATTTTAGTTGCCCAAATTGCATTTCCATCTCTTTTAATTGTAAAGAGGCTTTATGCATTTCTTCTGGATTTAGCCCAATCCCTTTAACTTTGCTAGCGATTGTTGCTGCTTCATTGTAATTCTGTAATACGGAAATCAAAGCAAGTCCACGGACACCAAGAGTATTCATCACATACTCCTGACCATATCCCGCATCAGCCGCCGCCCTGTATCCTTTAGCTAACTCTGCCAATTGCTGATTCATTGGCAATATTTTGCCATTCGCATCCGTTAATGAAACACCAAATAATTCCAAAGTGTCTCGTGCTTTCTTTCCTTCTGCACTATTCCCGGATAAAGCTTTATCCAATCGCATAATTGTTTTAGCTGCTGTATCCGCATCAGAACCTGTAATCTTTAGAATTCGGTTCATTTCAGATGCTTCTTTAGTTGTAATCTGATATCGTTGAGATAATTGGTAAACTGCTTCGCCGGCTTTCACAGAACCTTCAATCATGGATGTTAGTCCAAATCCTCCGGCCATAATTCCCGCTATAGCTGTAAACTTACTAACCAAACTACCTACACGACCTGTTACACTATCTACACTTGTAGAAAACTCATTAATTGGATTTACATTAAATGCTTTCCCTACCTGCGTTTCTACCTTCTGTAGTTCTTGTTTAAACTGATTACTATCCGCACCTATCCTAACCTCTAAATCTGCTATGGTCGTTCCCATCATTCCACCTCCTTTCTTTATAAATTAAACGTACGTAATAGCTCCTCTTTTTCGCTTTCCTTATCCTTTACCATATCTTGATGCAATGGATTGAAGATATCATCTACTGTAATTTTGCTTTCTCTCCCTAAGTTTGGAGCAAGCATCCAATATGTGAAATATGCTTGCTTATAGTCCTCTTCTTTTTTACGAGCATAATGGCCATCAAGTAACAAATAGAACTCTTTCATAGTTAGATTTTCAAGAGCATCAGGCAATAGATGTAATGGTCCATATGCAATTGGTTCTACAGTTCTAATCCATTCTTCAATGGAGGCTACTTCTTTTTCTGTTCCTCCACCTGTGCTTCCACTTCTTCTGGTAGCTTTGGGATAAAAAAACCAGTATTATATAACGCCATCATTAGGAACCCTGCCAATGTATCCAATGTACCTTCACCTTCACAATATTTATTAATTAGATCATAAGCTTTATCTTCTGATAAACCACCAACTACCGCATATTGTAAGTTTGCCATAATGAAATCAATACCTACCCGTTCCGGAGCCTTACCATCAAGTCTTGATAAGATTGAAATCAAAGAACATCCTAATGTTCGTTCAATCTGACGCATAATACCAAGTGTATACAATAATTCATATTTTTCCCCATTGACGGTCAATGTAGTCTGTTCTTTCATTTTTATCTCCTTATATAAATAGGGCGGGTTTTATCCCGCCCTTTGTATTACAAAATTATGCTGTTACATTTACTGTGATAGGAATTGTCTTTGCTGCAAATTTTGCTTCAAGTACATGGTTACCTACTGTCATATTTTTAAGGTATTCCTTTTTCAAAGTTAATGTACCTTCTGCAAATTCGTAGTCCTTTCCGAATACTAATACAGTACCAGTATCATCGGTTACAGTACGAATTGTAATGTCTGTAGGTGTTACTGCTACTGTTTTATCTGTTGCAGCTGCTTTAGAGAATGCTGCTGTAGGAGATGTAATTTTAACTTCACCAATCGCAATCAAATCGCTAATTGCGCCATACCCTGTCAAGGATACCTTTAATGTTTGAATTGCATCAGAAGAGTTGTTATCTTCAAAAGATGTTACATTCGCCCATCCTTGTTTGTAAGAACCATCCGGATATTCTACACGAACATACACAGCCTTACCTTCACGGAAGGAATAGCGCAAGATATCCACTGCATTATCATTTAACACATAGAGACCATCATATTCGATGCTCCAAGATTTCATACCAGGGATGCCTTTTTTCCAACCGCCACTAGATTTATCAGAACCATCCAAGGAGTCTGCTTGTTCTTTAAGTGGTGAGTTCTTTTGACCACCAACCAATAACCATGTTAATGGTGTTTGTTTTGATGCAATATACAATAACGTATCTTTACCAGCTACCGCCTTTGTATCACTAGGTGCCACCGGTAGTGCTGTAATTTGCTCTTGTGTTAATGCCATATTAATTACCTCCTAATCAATTTCTTCAATTGTGTACTCAATCATCATGATTCCGTGATAAGCACTAGTCTTATCTTCGTATCGTTCCCCTATTGCCTGATATAAAGATATATGAGCATCACCGACCTGTTTAAACCCTTCAAGTGGTAATTGGTAATGTCTAACTAATGTAGCTACATCATTTAGAATTTCATTAACCTCTTTCTTACCAGGTTGATTGCTCCATATATCTATTTGCTGGCTAATTCTATGTACTGCATGTGTTTTATTATCTTCCACAGGTACACCATGAAACTCACCCAACCAAATATACGGCATTTCTTCATCCCCTGCAGGGATACGATCATATACAGGAGCCGTCTGTCCTTCTGTCAACAATTTATAAAATGCTTTTTGTACAGCATTAAATGGAATAGTTTTTATCTTCATTTCTTTATTGCTACCTTAATTGCACCTTCAATCGTTGGACGGACCTTATCCATAGCCGGTTTCATAAATGGCTTTGCAGATATTGCAGGAATTGTAGCATTAGTCATATACCAGCCGGCTGCTCCTGGTGCTAATGCTTTTTTCTTTTTAGGCATTACTACATGCCCCTTTGTACCAAATTCAATTAAATGTGCTACCGGTGAATTTGTGAATACCCGTCCATAGATACCTTGACTATGTGTTTTAATTTCTTCCCTTATTGTCCCTTTAAATTTACCAGTTCTATAAGGTGCCAATTGAATTGCTACAGTTAATACCTCATGCGTTTTATTCCTAGTTACTTCTTTAATTCGTTCTTGTGTTTCAGAATTATAATTGTGAATATCTCGCATGGCTTTATAAGTAGCATTAGATATATCAGCTTTTACAAATGCCATAATTACCTACCGTTTCTTGATTGCCTGACATGTCAATATATAAGAATCCGTATTATACTCTATGTCTAATATTTCATAATTTGTATTACGGTACCTAATAATACAATCAGTATCAATTGCTTTTAACGGTCGTATCTGTATACCTTGTGTAATTGCTGTAGTAGGGCCTTTCCCACTATCACCATCCCAAAATCTTGGTTTTAAAATAGCGGCCCATACCGTAGCAATTCTACGTGGTTTTTCTTTTTTAAACCCACCTTGTCCATCCGGCTCTATGGTCTGCCGTAATATTTCTATACGATTCTTCATAGATCCAATCCGTAACATAATTATTTACCTTTTCCGGACTCGGAACCTTTACCCCCATCTTCGTCTGGTGGGTTTTCATCACCATCATTATCCTCATTTGGTGGATTTGGATTTCCTTCTGGTGGATTTTTTTCACCACCAGTTTTAGCATTCGGTGGAGTAATTTCCGCATCATCAATAACTTCAATTAGACCTGTTTCTACATATGGTTGCGCTTTTTCATTTTCTACTTCTAATACGTCATCAATTTGAAGCCATTGGCTATCAATGATTGTTGGATGTAATACTCTTACTTTCATTTGTTACCCCTCTTTCTTATGTTCAATCTGCAGTAATAATGAAGTAATAGTAAACGGCAGTTCACCACCACCGCCTACTACATTTCGGTTATCATACCAATGCCCACATAACATCTTAACGACTAAAAGCATTTGACTATTTTTTTCGTCAAATGCTTTCCCTGTGCCGTTCTCTATATATGTTTTTGCTGCTTCAATATAATTTTCAATTACTGTATTTTCATCATTACTGTCTACCCGTAAATATTCTTTTACATCATCCAGTAACTTTTGCATAATAATTACCTTATGCCAATTTCAATTGACCAAATACAGCTGCTTCATTATCTACAATTTTTGTATCAAAACGAAGTGTACCACGGATATTGTAACCATCCGTTACAAATGCATTACCACCAATATTTGTACCTAACAATGTAATCGCTTCACGGTCAAACAATGTAATTGTCTCTGTTAAATCCCCAATAATAACTGGTGCATTTTTGCCGCTACCGCTAGTATCTGTAGGTAATACCTTATTACTTACCACTTTAACCACTTTACCACTTAACATCTTTTCAGTTGGATTTAATGGGTTCGGTTGCAATAAATAATGACCTTGTGTGTCTTTCAATTTATCAAGGTAATTATACCCATCTTGGTTAGTTAAAAGGATGGATGTCAATGCAATTGCTGGATCTAAATCAACATTTAAAACGTCTTTTAATCCATCAATACCTGTAATTGGTTTTTTCGTAAGCGTATTAATTAATTTAGCGATTTCTGTATTACGTGTAATCGTATCCTTTTTAGCCAACCAACGATACAAATAATTCAATAAGTTTTGGTCTGTATCTGCTAATAGTTCACTAGAAATTGGCAAAATACCTGCATATTTTTGAACTTTGTATTCAACGCGATTGAATTCTGGAGTTTCCAAATTTGCAATGTTTGCTAATTCAGCTACATTTGGGAATGCTGTCATGGTGGAAAGCTTTTCATAAGTTCGCTCACCACTCATAGTGGCAACCTTTTCAATTCGTACTAATTCATCCAATGGGTTTAATGTTCGTTTCAATTCATTAATGGCTGTCTGTACATCTTTAGGAACAATAAACCCACCATCTTTACCAGTTCCTTCATTCAATGTGCTAGCACGCACTAATACTTCATTTTCTTCTTTAGATAATTGATTACCTCGCAAAGCACGAGCCATGATTTGATTTACATCAATATCATTATCATGATTTTGATGTTGACGTGCTTCTGGTGGTACAGTATCTACACTGTTTTCACCCAATGTAATTTCTACCTGTAATTCACGTTTTAAGCGGCGCAATTCTTCTGTTGCTTGCTCCGCATCATCCAGTTTACCTTCATTCATTAGTCCACGGATTTCTTCATTTTTTGCTGCCATCTTTTGGCGTAATTCACGTTCTTTTTCGTTCATGGTTTATCCCTCCAATAATTCTAATTCAATTGCTAATTTACGTTTTCGAACTTCATCTAGTTCATTTTGTTGAGTCCTTTTGAACTCTTCCAAATCACGTTTTGCCGTATCTGCTTCTGTATCTGGATATGCCGGTGTCGTAACAATCGAAACATCCCATAAGCGTTTGATCGCCGTAATTGTTCGAATGTATACCTTATCATCTTCATCCCATATCCATTCAGAACCACTTGGAGCCAATGAAAATGCAAATGAGCATTGTCCTACAACACCCGCATCAAGATTTGTAATTAAATCTTTTGCATATGTTGTTTCCGTTGGTGTTAATCTAAAATACAAACCAGTGTCATCAACTTTAAGCTCCAATGACCCCGCCCCTGATGGCACAGTATTACGTGCCAATGGATAACTTTCATCATGGTTATACAAAGCAACAACATTATTCATGTCTGTATTATCCAAACAGTTTTTAGATAACATTTCCACAAAGCCACCCATATTTTCTGACCGGGTTCCAAACTTCAATGCATAACCTTCGATATATGGTAACTCACCGTTATCATTCTCCACCTTCCGGATTTCTATCTTGGTCTGAAGTGTTCTCCGTTCCTTGTCCATTCCCCTCACCTCCTTTCACTGTTAAGTCTTCACCAGCTTTAATTTTTGCCAGTTGTAATTTCTCCAAATTATCGGTAGTCGTATAATTTAGAGATATAAAATGCTTATCACCCATGCCATCATTCATAGGCTTTTGCTCTTCCATGGCTCTCACTTCATTTAGTGTGTATACCCCAGTCTGAATCATCTTTGTGTAGTATTCGGCCCTAGACTTACTATCTCCTCGAAGTTCCGCATCAGCATTAAACTTTACATAATATTGTTGCCGTTCTATTTTGGTAAATAGTTTGTAGTTTAGTTCTTGTTCCCATTGCATAAAAATAGGAAGCAGTGTTGACTTGATATATTCAAGCCCCATTGCTTCCGCATTTGCATAGGTTGCTCTATCTAGTTGTGCTAATTTATGAGGCGGCACCCGATACACTTTAGCCACCTCATTAATCCCAAATTTTTGCGTCTCAATAAATTGTGCTTGATCAAGCTGCATACCTATGGTCTGAAATTTTAAGCCCATATCCAATACAACTGTTTTACCAGCATTATCTGGACTTGCATACCGGCTTGCAAAATCTTTTCTCAACTTATCCTTTGCTTCTTGATTGATTTTTGAATCTGTCTGCAATACACCGGACACTAGTGTTCCATTCTTGTAGAAATTGCTGATAAATTCTTTCGTTGAATTCTGCCCTCGTAATTCCTCAACCAATGTTCTCCATGGTGCTTTGCCTACAATGCCATCTCTAGCCATTGTTTTAAAATGCAGTACATCAGATGGTTGTAATGTAATTGTTTCACCTTGTAATGTTTGTGTTTGATATGTTAATCGCCCAGTTTTTACATCCAAATATGGAACAGTAGATGATGGTTCTAATGGCCATATT